GTATATTACATTTGCAGCATGGAAAACACAAAAACACCTTTTGAAATGGGCTGGATAGCCAGTCAGCAGTTTAATTACTACGAAACCGAAGGCGAAAATCCTTTTGAACTGAACTCGGATGAGTTCAAAGAATGGGAAAAGGGATGGTCGTGGTACATAACCCAAACAATCGAATGGGAACGTGACGAGCAAAGCGACATAGATTACCACGAAAATCAACAATATTGCAACGAATAATTTGGAAATCTAAAATCTTTGTTTTATAATTGCATATCGGAACAACAGGATTAGACCCCCTGCCGACAATACAGAGCAATGAACAATCACATAACTAACACCCACGCAAGTAAAAGGTCGGCTATCTCTGGGCCGGGTCTAACCTTTGAAAGTGTGGGTGTTTTTTTTATGAACATTTACAAACCAACACCATTACCGGTCACATATTGTGACGAACAAATCGCAGAACTTGAACTGCGCAAAGAGTATGAAAATTACAGGCGAGAAAATCAGGTCATCACGTTATTACAATGTGAGTACTTATGGATGAAACTTGACCTGCAAATCATCTACTACCAGCAATGCAAAAAATTAACCTTGAAAGGACAGAAACAATGAGTAAAGACCCAGCATTCCTATTTTATTCCAGCGACTTCCTGACCGGAACAATGCTTTTATCTATGGAACAAAAAGGAAAATACATTACCCTGCTATGCCTACAACACCAAAAAGGCATACTGACTGAAAAAGATATGTTACAGATATGTGGCACATATGATGAAGATATATTTTCAAAGTTTGTAAAGGATGAAAATGGTAACTACCTGAATGAAAGATTGTCTGCGGAAGTTGAAAAACGTAAGGCATATTCCGAAAGCAGGAGAAACAACAGAACCAAAAAAGATATGAATAACATATCTAAAACATATGTTGTACATATGGAAAATGAAAATGAAAATGTAATTGTAAATAAAAAAAGAAATACAAATACAATACCCACACTTGAAGAATTTTGCGAATACGGGATGAAAGGACTGAAACCCGGTTATCGTTACCCTATTGAAGCCAAATACAATCAATGGGTGGAAGCTGGGTGGGTTGATGGTCACGGCAAAAAGATTAAGAACTGGAAAACCAAACTTGCAAACACCATCCCATTTTTAAAACCTATTGAAGTTGAACAGGCGAAGGCAATAAAATATTTAGAATGATTGAGCAACAAATACTCGGAACGTGGTTGCAAGGTAAGCAGCTGGATTTAACCGCAACCGTACGCAGCGAATGGTTTACCGTACCCAAATACAAAACCCTTTGCCTTACCATTCAGGCGATGTACCTTAACAACGAACACATTGACAACGTGGCTGTGGTAATGAAGCACCGTGACATGGCAATGGACATCGCAGGGCTGAACAATTACTACACAGGCGAAAGCATTACCCGGTTGGTTTCAATGTTGCATCAGGAATACATCCGCAAAACCCTGACTATTGACTTGACAAAAATTGTCAATGACCTGACCAACGGAAGTGAAATAATGCAGTCCATGTCGGAAGTTCAAAAAACTATTGATGAAATACAACTGAACGAAAACGGACAAGCTGTTGACCTTATCACTCTACTTGGTGACCGCTTCGACAACTTGGAGAAACGAAGCAAATCCGAAATCAAAACTATTGGATTGCCCACCGGGTTCACCAGATTGGATAAGTACATTGGTGGATTTGTTCCCGGTGAAAATGTTGTGGTGGCAGGTCGGCCCGGAATGGGTAAGACAGCATTCGCAGTTAGCATCGGGATTGCCCATGCAAAGCTGGGTGGCAGGGTTATAATGTTCAGTATGGAGATGAGCAAAGAACAACTCGCAGACCGCATACTTTCATCCCTTGGTCGTGTGGACAACCTGAAAGTCCGCAACGCTGATGTCAATGAATTTGAGTTGGAGAATATCGCCCGTGAATTACTGCTCATTGATTACAAATTTCAAATAGAGGACAGCACAATGCTGGACATAGCACAAATCAAAACCCGAATTAAGACCATGAAAGTAAAGCCAACGCTGGTAATCATTGACTACATGCAGTTGATCAAAAGCACAGGCGGTAAAAACCGGGAGCAGGAAATAGCCAACATATCCCGGCAATGCAAATTGATTGCCAAAGAATGCGGATGTACCGTGATGCCATTGTCGCAGTTGAACAGGGGAACAGAGGAAGGCAACAGCCGACCAAAATTGGCAAACCTTCGGGAGTCTGGTGCGATAGAACAGGATGCAGACACGGTGTTATTCCCTTACCGACCTGATTATTACGAAGCACAGAAAAATGGTGGCAACCCACCTGAACTTGAAGATGCTGAATTGATTATCAGCAAGTGCAGAAACGGTATGACAGGAACGCTGCAATGCAATTTTATGGGTAAAACGGTAGAATACATTTTTTAAATATAAATAATTAAACTATATTTGCAGCATGAAACACGGCAGTTTATTTTCAGGCATCGGTGGATTTGACCTTGCATCCGAATGGATGGGATGGGAAAACGTATTCCATTGTGAATGGATGGAGTTCCCACGCAAGGTATTGGAATACTACTGGCCGGAAGCAGACAGCCACGTTGATATATGTAAAACTGATTTCAAAAAATATGAAGGAACAATTGATGTTATTTCCGGTGGCTTTCCATGTCAGCCATTTTCACTCGCAGGAAAGCGAAAAGGAACAGATGATGAACGCTACTTGTGGGGCGAAATGCTACGAGCAATACAAGAGATTAAACCCACATGGGTCATTGCAGAAAATGTCTTTGGTATCGTCAATATTGATGGCGGAATGGTTTTCGAGCAGGTGTGCGTTGACTTGGAAAATCAAGGGTACCAAGTACAACCGTTTATTATTCCAGCTGCGGCCAAAAACGCACCGCACCGCCGGGATAGATGCTGGTTTATTGCTACCAACACCAAATGCATTCGATTGGAACACAGCAAGGAATCCGGAAACATTCGAGAAAGCAAAACAAAGACACAAAGAGAAAGGGGTAAATTTACAAAACCCTTTGAAACAAATGGCATCAATGGGAATGCTACCGACCCCGATGGCAACCGACAGCCCGGAAAAAAACACAGGAACCAGGAAACAGGACAGCATTGCAAAAATAGCCAAAGAAATGACTGGCACAACTTCCCAACTCAATCCCCGGTTTGTAGCGGAGATGATGGGCTTCCCACCCAACTGGACGGAATTACCTTTCCAAAGTGGAGAAACGAAAGCATCAAAGGGTATGGAAATGCCATAGTGCCACAAATAGCATATCAACTTTTTAAAATAATAGAACATGAGAGTAAAATTAAAAGCACCACAGCACAACAGCAGGACAACATTTCGCCAAAGTGAAATTGACCGCATGAAAGAAGTAATCAGACACCAGCAAATCCGCATCAGGGAACTTGAAACCGTGCTGAAAGTACAGGACATTGACAAGGATGATGAGCATATCAAGGCCACACACCTTGCAATCAGGTCGGTATTTCCGTACTACCAGCCCGAATTTATCAAGGTGAAAGCCCGTAAACGTGAGGTGTTGGAATTGCGGCAGATATTCATTTGGATTTTGCGGCATAAAACCTCGTTATCGTTGAAGAAAATCGGTCAATTATGCGGTGGCCGTGATCATTCTACCGTGATACACAGCATTGAAACGGTGGACAACCTGATGACTTTTGACAAATCATTTGCCCGGAAGGTGGAAGCGGTGAAAAATGCTTATCAAAACTTTGCAGAACAGATATGAACAATAGATGTTTAACCAGTTGGTATCGGCAATATGTTGAATATCCAATTTATGAAAATGCAAAATCACAATGGTCAGGAGATTATTTAAAAACGGAATGGTGTTATGTAGTATTTAATCACGACAATGGCACATTCAAAATTGGTGTATCAAATAATCTAAATCAAAGAATTAGGCAACTAATCACTCAATCAGGATGCAGTATTTCTGTTGTTTTTGCAATCGAATTAGAAGTTGGCTATGATGAACCATCGGAAATTTTAGAAAAAGCACTGCACAAATATTTTGAAGATAAGAGAAGCATTGGAGAATGGTATAAATTGAATATTCGTGATTTAATCAAAATAAAAAATCTATTTTGGGAACATATTGAAGGCAGCGATATTCAAGATAATTTCAAAGAGTTGTTTCTTAAAGTTTAATTTACTATATTTGCACCTATGTTAATACTCGATATATGTTTAAGTGACCTGCCCAGTGAGGCAATCACTACCGGAAAGAACGGAAAGAAGTACATCAAGCTCGTATGTGCTGAACGCAAGACCGAAGGAAAGTTCGGAGAAACCCATTACATTGCCCTGTCGCAAACCAAAGAAGAACGGGAAGCAAAGAAACCTGCAACCTATGTTGGGGGTGCTAAAAATGTAAGTTACAAAAATGTAACACCCAGCAAAAGCGGTATTCCTGATTCAGCAAAAGAGGAGTATGCGAACTCAATGTACAACCAAAATAGCAACGATTTACCGTTCTAATGAAAGACCAAATAATTTACACTTGTCATCACATTAGAGATTTGCTGCTTGAAAAAAATGTCAAGTATGGAAACTCTGCACTGGATCCGGTGCGGGTTTTCAGCAAAGCATCCACCACAGAGCAGCTTCTTGTCCGCATTGATGACAAATTGAGCAGGATAAAAACAACCGGGATGGAAGCACCTGATGAAGACACACTCAATGACCTTATCGGGTATCTTATCCTGCTGAAAATTGCAACCAAAAATGAAAACAACACAGAAGATAAAAATACTTATGAAGTTGATAAGTTAATGACCGAATTTGCAAATCACATAATAAACAAAAAAAATGACACACGAAGATAAACGCAAACACTTTATTGCACACGCACGTAAAGGAATGAAGATGCAGGTTGTTGATGCCTGTAAAGGTGTGGCAAGTTATGCTACCGTGATAAAGGCCCTGAACAATCCAAGCAAGTATAAAAGCAAAAAGGAGCAGCAGGTAATTGACACGGCTTTTGCGTTGCTATGACAACGGAAGACCGGGGATATAAAACGGTTGTGTATTGGAAAGACCAGATGATGTCTTTTGAGCCAGTGCCTGATGACGAACTTGAAAAAACCCTGAAAAAATATCGGAAGAAAGGATTTAATGCTGAACCGATTTCGGATGACCTGATAAAAAAAATTGCAGAAAGTTTGAAAATATAAAAAAGTATATTATATTTGCCACATGGAAACACAAATAAAAGTCACACACACAGGTAGCTATTCTGCCAAGTTTGAACACGATGATGTCATCTACCGCATTGACTGGGAAGATGACAGCGACACCGTCTATTTATTTCAGGAGTTCAGCCCGACAGCCGAAGGCCGCAAATGCGTGAGCATACCTGCTGAAATTCTGCCAACCTTGATCCGCATCTTCGGCACAATCCACACCGACAATTTAAAATAACAAGGCAAAAACTAAACTAACACTTTAAAATTCCAAGGACATGAATGAAATTTTAACCGCACCTATTCAGCCAAACGAAATCGAATGGCGTGTGCAATCAGTAACAAGCACGGGCAAAATGATTGTCGTGCCGTACATTAACAATCGCTGTGTAATGCAACGCTTTGACGCTGCTTTCGGGCCGACAAATTGGAAATCCGAGTTCAGGGAGATAACAAACGGTTTTATTTGCCGCCTGACCGTGTATTTGGATGGTCAATTTATCTACCGGGAAGATGGTGCATCAAAGACAAACATCGAACCTGAAAAGGGTGGAATATCCGATGCAATGAAAAGGGCTGCGGTGCAGTTTGGTTTGGGCCGCTGCCTGTATGATTACCCCAAGGTGTTCATCGAATGCAACGAAAAGTATATCCCTGACTGGGCGCAAGACAAACTGACCAAGCTGGTGGAGTGGGTTAATCTCGGTAACTTCAAAGAGGTGATAATTTTGAAGCCATGACAGATGTAGTTAAATTGATGTTTGATGTTGAGGAAGGCAACGCATCCGCTTTGGATGCGTTCTGCCACCTCACCCGGTTGGAAAAGCAAATCAAAGCCGCCAAAGAGCAGATACAATCCCAAGCCATAAACGAAGCACAGATGTATGGCAAGACTTTTCAGCACATGGGCTTTGAAATCCAATGCCGTTCCGGTGCAGGTCGCTGGAAGTTTGACCACCTTGACGAATGGTCAGCTGCTAAAATGAAGATGAACACCATTGAAGACCTTGCTAAATGGGCATATAAGTCCGAAGAAAAAGGGGTGTTGCCTGTTACCGATGATGGGGATATCATTCAACCTGCTGTTTATGTCTCAGGAAGTGACACCATTGCATTAAAGGAGATTGGTCATGCTGAATAAACGTGAAACCCCGAAGTCAATAGAACAATGGCTGCCACCATGCGAGGATGAAATCATTGAAGCACAGCCATACAACTATGCTGATATGCCTGATGATATCCCCAGCGTAGATGATTGGTTCAAAATCAGGGTATGGCAGGATGAATTGAACGGCACAGCCCTGACAAATTAGATGGTATTTGGTTTAATGTTGTATATTGCCCCTGCCTTGTTAGCATTCATCGACTTTTTGGTGGATGTTAGCAATCGCAGGGGCTAACTACTTTTATAGATAGATGACTAAAATAGAAATCGTCAAATCTATCATGCATCAGCACATGATGGATGGGCAGCTGATGCTCCCAAAACAAACACTCGCCAAACTGATTTACGAACAAAACCCCGGTGTATGGCCAAGCATTAATGCTGTGCGTAACACTATACGTAAATGCACTAACTCACATGGCGACCAAAAGTATGGTAAAAAACACACTGAAAATATGCCCGGTAAATCTACCATCGAAGAAGGGTTAAAGAAATTTGGCCTTTACATCAAGCTGCCAGTGCGCAAAGATGTGGTGCTGCCATCAGGAAAGTACCTTGTGATGTCCGACATCCACTTTCCCGAACATGACCCACTTGCAATCCAAGCATCACTTGAATACGGCAAGGAAAAAGGTATCACAGGCATTGTGCTGAATGGTGACATTATTGATATGTATATGGTCAGCCGCTTTTTGCAGGAAACCAAACGGCCAAGCATCCGTGAGGAATTGATAATGACACGCAGTTTCTTCCAGTTGCTACGTGAGGAATTTCCAACCCTGCCCATTTGGTACAAGTTCGGCAATCACGAAGAACGGATGCGCCATTATTTGCTATCCAATGCCCGTGCTATTGAAGACTTGGATGGCATCACACTTGAAGAACAACTGCACCTGAAAAAGTACGATATCAAAGTCGTGTTTCGGGAAAGGATAAAAGCAGGAAAACTTGACATCCTTCACGGACATGAATTTCAAAAGTCAATTATGGCCCCGGTTAACCCGGCAAGGGGTGCGTTCATGAGGGCTAAATCTTCGCTGCTTATCGGCCATCACCACCAGACATCATCACACCACGAAAACAACCTGAAAGGCGATGAGATTGTTTGTTTCTCCACCGGGTGTCATTGCACCCTTACTCCTGAATACAACCCCTACGGCTACATCAAACAAAATCACGGGGGTGCTATCGTGACCGTTCTACCCAATAGAAATTTCCACGTAGAAAACTACCGCATTATAGAGGGGAGGGTGTACTAATGTTTCACACTCCGTTATGTTTGGAAGTTATTGCAGGGGATGAAATGGAAGATGCCCTTTATGAAATGGGTATTGCACCTTCGGAAGTTGATTTGTATCAAGAGCCGACATTTCCTGTCTGTTTGTACAAAATTGACTGCATGATGCCTGACAATCGCAGCACACCAAAAAAGCCGCTGACAATTATTGTGTGCGGTGAGTTGACATATATTGTCAAGTTTTCAATAGAGCATTTGATTAACTTGGTGGATGTCCACCGATAGTTTTTACGCAAAGCATTGAGTAATTTTGCTCAATGGAATGAGCAATTTTCGCAAATTTTGCTTATCCGAATGTGCAAATCAGGGTAAAATCTATGGTCTGACCTGCGTTAAATCGCTTCACAATTTCAAACCAATGCTTATCAGGTACAACCTGACACCCTGCCGACCACTTATTTACCCAGTCCCCAAGCCCGGCACGGTGGAAGTTTATCCCAAACAACCCGAACTGCGTAACTTTTTGGTCAAGTTGTCTGTCTTTTGTACCATCCCGGTAGATAGTAATGGGTAAAATCTGCTGAAAATAAGGCGCACCAAGCCACAAATTTGACCATTTTGCACCCGTTACAAAGCGGTGTGAACCGACAACCTGCTGTTCAGTGGCTACTGCTGTGCCATTTATCCCACCAACGGTGAGAGGATTGTAAACATAGAAGTCACCTGCGGTAGTGGATGCAGGGCAAACGTAGACAATTTGCCCGTATTTGTAGACTACGCAGTAATCTTCAAACTTATTTGTCAGCTTATCATCCGTGCGAAGCCATACAATCCCGTGGTATTGCGGCAGCCACTTGCGTTTTTTCAGCTCATTGGCTATGTAGTTGGCCAGTGCTTCGGTAGTTTTCGGGCCGATAACCCCATCCGCTTTCAGGTTTGCCCCATTTTTGTTCAGTAGTTCTTGCAGTGCTTTCATTTGGCTATGAATAATAATGATGATAAGATTGCGATATTTCGCCACGCATTTCGTTTCCTACGCATTTTATTGTTGTCTATGGCACATTGTACCAACTGCTCATTTTGAGTGGCTGTAATGGCTTCTAAATGCGTTATCGCACTATCCTGTAATTTTATCACTTGCTCTTGGCTGTAAATTACCACGCTGTCATCGGATATTATTTCCCAGCAAAGTTGATTTTCATCAATCAGTGCGGCAAGTTTTAGCGTGTCCTGTTGAAGTTCGGTAATGGTCAGGGTGTCGTGGACATATTTTGTCCTAATTTCACGGATGCGTTTAACCTTTTCAGGGCGGTTGATCAACAGCGCAGCATACTCGTTTTTGATGCTGTCAATTTCGGCATTTAAACTATCTACCAGTCCTGTGTCTGCCTGTGGTTTTTGTTGTGTCGGGCAATGCCCAAAGACAAGCACAATACCAAGTACACCACAAAGCACAAAAAGCCAATCACTTCTTTTCATCCTCCGCAAAGAAGTTAGTCACGAACTTGCCGACCGCACCGCATACACCTGAAATCAGCATCAACTTGGGATGGTCAAGGTTAAGCCCGGCAACAAACAAAGATGCAGCGGCAATGCTGTCACCTAAAACCCTGAAACGCTTGGGGGTTGGTTTGAAATATCCTTTGAGTTTCATCTTCCTTGTCCTCGGTATGGTTTTGCGGACTTGTGTTTGTTCGCTGACTTCGTGTGTCTGCCCAGTTTCCGTTTGCTTTTCGGTTGCCATTTGATTACTTCTTTACTTTTTGCCATGTTTGAAAAACTTGTAAATGCCTATGCATGATAAAACAAGGGCAGCTGTGAAAGACAGGAATTGAATAATCGGAAGCAACTTTGCAGCAGCCCCAGCTAACCATAACAGCCAACTACCTACGATGGTTTCAGTTTCGTGTTTCATCAGGGAAAGGGCGGTGCAGGTTTAGGAACATACGGAATTAGCGGCAGGTTTTGCACCCACATACACAATGGATTTTCGCATTGGTCGATTTCTTCAACTGAAATCACCCACCTATCGTCATTGTCTTGAATGGGGTTGAAGTAGCTGTCATCCATGTACCATTGGCCGATGAGCAAATCTTTGTCAGTTTCAGTTAACAGCCCAACATATTGGCTGTAATTTTCGGGGGATATTTCGGATAGTTTATACATTGCGTGAAAGGGTTGTTTGGTATGCTTGTACTGCGGTGTAAAAATTAGCTGCTTCGGTGTCGGTTAGGCCATCACCGATGGATGCAAAGGCACATTGTAAACTAGAATATAACTGTGCTGATGTATTATTTAGATTTGCCGCAGCTATATAAACAGGAACAATTGGTCTATTTGTAGAAGCTATGGTACTGGTAACTATTATTATTCCATTTCTTATTTGTTTAGTTTCTAAAGAATTTTCTCTTTTAATTAAATGATGACCAAAATAATTTACAGGAGCATAATTGCCTTCAAGCGTTGAATTTAATGAACTAAATGATAATCCTTGACCAAAATAATGACGTCTAACTTCGGGGCTTAAACTATCATAAGAACCCATCATGCATCTTGTTTGAGTATTATTCGTTCTTGAATAATAACTTAAATGCGCTGAATTTAATTCACCAGAAGTTGATGGTGTATAAAAAGTATCAGCATAGGCATTTGTACCATTCGGCAATGCACCTGTTGAGCTATGTGTCCATCCACCTGAAAACACCAATCTAAACGCAGCATCCAAGTCCCTTGGGTCTTTCAAGTTCCATTTGTGAGTTGATGCAGTACCACCAACAAAAGGATAAATGGCTTTCATCTTTGTCCAAATGCCATAACCTTTCAAATCAGTTACCAACGTATTGATGGCACTCTGCTGTGTTGCATCAGTTATTGCAGCAGCATCAATAAACGCTTGTGCATCCGCATCATTAGATGGGCCGCCACCTGCTACAAATGACCGAACACCTATTCTTATCATACGTTATATGCTACGATGCTTCCGCTTGTCAGGGTTATGCTGCTGAACCAATCGCCTTCGGAAATCGAAATAAACGTGCCTTGTTTCAGGGTTACGCCTGTCAGTCCAAGGGTTGTCATTACGCTGCTACCTGCTTTGTCAAGGGCTGCGGAAACAACCGCATCTGCGTTTACCACAAAACCCTGCCATCTGCCGGTATTTGCGCCTGTTCCTGAAAGGACTTTGCAGCCCGTGAAACCACTCATAAATTCTGTTGCTGTACTCATTTTATTCTATTGTTGGGAATGTTAAATTGTTGTTAGGGGTGTCGCAGTAGTCACGTAGGTTTGGACAATGATACTCTATAACGGCTGCAACTCCGCTAACGATGTCCGTTTGTGCGTCATAAAAAGGGGTAATGCTGTCGTTTATTACCCATGTTCCGGCAATGTTGTTTCGGTAAACATAACGCAGCATGGAGTAAATGTCCAACATCACCGTGTGCATATCGCTGATGCGTTCTACCGCATCGGTAAAATCTTCACGATGTCTGTCAGCAATGGCAACCGCAAAGCGATAAATCACCTTGTCAACGGTCACCTGACTGCCATCAGGAAAAATCCGCATCAACGGATAAAGCTGCTCACCGCTTGTATTGATGTTTGGCTCAATATTTACGATGGTTGCCTTTATCTGCTTGTGGTTGTTTCCCGCAGTTTCCAGAGCTTCCAGTAGTTGGTTGATTGTTACCATTGAGATAGAGTTTCAGTTTGTTTTCGTTTTTTGTCCTGACTTTATTCATGAAAAGAAACCACGTAAAAATTTATAGTCATCATCTTCGCCCAAATAAAAGCCACCAAATAAATATTGGTTCTGTGGGTTAATCACATCCAAGCCACTTGCAGGGTTTTGGTATTCGGGGAAAAGTGTATCATTTTCGGCAAGGTACAGGCGCAGTCTTTCAGCGTAGTATTCTGCCTTATTTTGGTAACGCTGCTCAATCATGCGAAGTTGGTCAACATCCACAGCGTTTGCATTTTCTGCGCCACGACTTGCCGCTGACTTGTTCATCATTTTGTAGGTCAATGGAAGCATTGAGTCCAAAATAACGTAGTGATACAGGCAAGGTGCAACGTATTTGTTGACCAATGTCAGGTAATTACCACCAAGCCCAGCCCCGTTGATGTCATCACAAATTTTGTCGTACAGGGTACTGCCCAAAATATCACGGATGTACACATCCTGTGCGGTACGCATGGCAGTCTGCAACAACTTGCTATCAACGTTTTCGTCAATAGGGGTGTTCTTTTTTACATCCTGCTCACTTACGAAGT